CCAGCCCAACATGTAGCGTTAGTTGTGTTGTTATATGTCCATCCAGCATTTCCAGTTCCACTAAACCCACCAATGTTACCGCTTCCTAAGCCTATATCCACGGACATACATGGGCCTGGGCTACAGGAATCAACGCTTACGGAACCAGCCGCGAAAGGGCCGCTTGCCATCGTAACGCCAGGGAAACCGAAGACATTAGGGCTAACCTGAATGAATTGGCCACTTGGCCCGGTCACATTCAGTCCATTCGTAACCGGGTCCCACGTAAATGGGCTTCCGCACGTCAGCGTGTTGTTCGTCCCGTTCTCGTAGGCTACGCCGCCTGTGGTGGTGCAGGAGACGATGGAGCCTCCGCCACCGCCCCCACCACTGCCCCCGCGTGCTGAGGCAGTGGAGAGATTGATTGCTCCGGCTACGGTGCCGCTTCCATAAGTGGACACCCGTATCCGAATGCGCTTGTACGCTGCTACGTTTACCTGCCAAACTCCTGCCGATGTAGCCGAGGTTGCCGTTGTCGTGCTATTCGATGGTGTGGCGCTGATGGCTACCCAGTTCGCGCTTGCCAAAGGAACGGTAAGCGGATCGGCGGAAGCTTCGAACTGAACTGTCGCGCTGAATGTGCCCGACAATTTGATGGTTGCTCCGCCCATCTGTTGCAGAATGTCGAGTTCAAGGCACGAATTCGATACAAGGCAAGTTGTGGTAGCCGCAGTCAGATTTCCGACCACGCCGTTCTGAGCCGGAAGTCTGGCCGAAAGCATCAAAAGCGCGAATCCGAGAATGAGAAATTTCTTCAAGTGAGAACTCCTTTCCTACTGCAAAGTGAACAACATCATTGGAACGAAACCAGATGCATTGCTGATCTTGGCGCTCGACGCGCTGCCCCCATTCATCTTGTATTGCAGCGTGATCGTGTGAGAAGCGCCGTCCCCGGCAATGACCCAAGTCAGGCTGAACGGGTTCTGGCTTGGCGTTCCGCCCGTATCGACCGATGCTACTTGAGGCCCGCTGATTGCCGTACCGCCATCGGCCAGCGCCACAAACATGCCCGAGGCCCCGCCCGTATCGAGCGTCATGCTTCCACTAACTTGAATGACAAGGTTCGAGCCGCTCGGGATCGTTACGATATCCTTGAGGTTCGTATTGTCCACATCGACATAGCTCGTTGAGGAAGTGGAATAGTCTCCCCCATTGGTTCCCTTTTTGAGCACTGGAGCGATGATTTCGGTGCAACTCCATGTCGAGGCTGTGAACGTCAGCGCATAGCCTTTCTTTGTGGACGGACAATCGACAGCGCCGGGAGTCGCCGTCCCGCAGCTCCATACGTTTGTCGCTTGCGTGAAGAGAAGCGTGTCTCCGACTGCGCCGCAATCCGGCACGACTTTGTAGCTCACCACATTCGCGGCGGTTGCCACCGGAACGGAATGCAAGGCTGGGCTGGCCGGGTAAGCTACGCCGTTGATGACTTCGACGTTCAGGTTCGGGACTACGGTTGTGCTCGTTACTACGAGGGGAGGCGTTCCGGTCGCTACGGTCAGTTGAAGCTGAGAAACGGAAAGGGAGCCGGAAAAAGTGACCGTCCCGCTGAAGGTCGGATTTCCGGCGAAGGTCCCGTTGAACGTGCCGCCGTTGGTGATCGTTACTGCGCCGTTGAAGGTCGAGGTTCCGTTGAACGTGTTGTTGCCCGAGAATGTCGTGTTTCCCGCTGCAAACACGCCGACCGAGAAATTGTCCACGGTCCATTGCAGATTCGATGGTGAGGCGCAAGTGCCGCCGCCCGCAAGGACCACCTTATAAGCAGGACTTTGCCACCAGATGTTAGCTCGGCCCCCGGCATCCAATACCGTAGGATTCGCGTTCATTACCGAGCCAGTCGAGTCGGTGTACGTCGCAAACGGCGTGCTCGTCCCGGCCTGATAAGTGCAAACGATCCCGAAGGCTAAGGGTGCTCCGCTCATGTCGAGGAATTGGGTCTGAGGCTCGGGACCGACCTGCACCGGAACTTGCCCGAAAGCAGGTAAAGCTAGTAGAATCAACGCTAAGGTATAGCCAAAGGTACTATTTACTTGGAATATCGAGCGATGTACACTTGGCCCATATGAGCAACCATCCGATGTACCCCGAGCACCCGATAACCGACGCCGAGATCGTCCGAGAAGCCAAGAAAGCCCGAGATGCGTATCGAGAACATGCTTTTCGAACGCCGAAAGGATCGAACTAAATGTTGAAACGCGCATGGTTTTTGCTGTCATTATGCTGGACTCTCTTGATCGGCTTTCTTATTTACGATGACAAGTCCGCCAATCTTGGACCGGCTGTGTTTTTCATCGTTCTTCCGTGGCTCATGTTTCCGGTTGCGAGTTTCATTCGTCACGGCTTGACTCCCAAATCTCTCAAGTAAGTTAGGGCCGATTTCGGCATAGATCGGACCCTCGCTACCTGTGCCGCTGCTGCTGTTACCGGATGCACGACCTGCCCAGCCCCTAGGATTACCTTCCCTGAGCCGGAAGGATTGTAGTTTTCGGCCAATCGCCGCGCTATATCGCCCTTCATATAAAGTTCCTTCGTTTCTTCAGGTCCTAGCAGCGAGCGCAAAAATGTGTCAGGATAACCGCCCAACCCTCCCTGCGTAACGCGATAACCGCCGTTCTTGATGTCCTCTACTGCCTGCCGCGCGAGTGGCCCAAGATCGAAGTTCTCACCTTTCAAGGCTTCAATCTCTTGGACGGAGGAACGATTGAGAATCCCATTGGTAACTGCCGCTGGATCGCTTGTATTGAGAATCCGGTAAAGGGGAGAGCCTTTTGTGTTGTAAAGCTGTTGAAGTTTAGCGTTCTGCTGTCCGGCATCTCGAAAGGTCTGCTCAAATGGAGTTCCTTGCGCGGCCTCCATGATCGCATCATCCACTTTGCCAGCCGCGAGCTTATAGATACGCTGGCCAGAATCAGAAAGAGCATTCGCTCCATAATCGTTTCCCTTTTCGAGAAGCGTGGTCCTTAAATTCCGTAGAGATTGAATGGATTGTCGGCCTTGCATGGCAGGATCGCCCAGCATATCCTGAATATCCTTGACTGCTGATTTTGCGGCGGTCGTTTGAAAGACAGGTTGCTCGACGGCAGCCCCAGGTTGGCGAACAAAAGTCTCATCATGGATCAACTGATTTAGCTTTCCCGTCACATCGCCCGCAAGATTGGCTTGCTGCGCTTTCACGTCTGCATATGCTTGGTTGACATTATCTTTCAGCGCCGACCGCGCAATTTCTGCTGAGTTTTGCAGGTGTTCGCCAGCCGCCTCTGTGGACAATCCAACCCTCTGCGGATCGAGTTTGTCTTGGAAAGCGTCTACGGCATCGGAAAGTTTTTGCTTTGACTGGGCCACAGCCTCTTTAACTCTACTGCCTGTTAAGAGAGCTTCTTCGCCGAGCGTCTGTTCAGACTTTGCAGCCGAGGTTTGAAGTGCTTGGGCAGGAGTAAGCGGGATTCCTTCCTGCGCTGCATGTTGGAGCACTTCGGAATTCGTGATCTTCGTTACAGCGCCGCCAGTGGTAGCCGCTCCGCGAGTCATAGCGATAGGCGCATTCGCTACTTCAGGGGCCAATGTTTGAGTGACAGCCCTTCCCGCTTCGCTCGCCGCTGCCGATCGGAATGGAGACGCGACGGCCCTCGCCGCTCGCCCTGCCATGCCGGTCCCAGCCTCAGCAATGTTTGCGGCTGTATCAATAGCTTCACCCGGTCCAGTTGCAAGCGCAGCAGTTACAGGATTGGTAGCGAAGCCAGTTTTCATCTGCAATCCGCCGCCAGTTCCCCCGACAATCATCTGCTTTAGACGATCTGCAAATTGGCCCGCAGCCGCCTGAATGGGATGTTGTTCTTTTCCTTCCTGCGTCATTCCGGCCCATTCTCTGAGCTTGTCAGCAATATCTAGGGCTTGTTTTGCACCCGGAACTTGCGACATGATTTGTGATTCGAGATAGCTTCCCGCCTGATGTCCTGAAGGCTGAGGCCCAACCGTGGGGCCTTGCACTGGAGTTCCACCGATAGAGGAAAAGTCTATGGTTTGTGCAGGCTTTCCTCCGATGCTCGAAAAATCAATCGGTGTCGTACTCACTGAATCACCTGCAATTTCGGATCAATCTGCCGCGCCTTGTCTAGATTGGCTGTCGGAATGTCATGCATTGAACCATCCGAGGCCCTGATTCTTGTAGTGGAAGGAGCGCCGGACTGCGTTTGACCACCTCCTTGCGCTCCCCCTAGCCTCTTTTTGATGTCTCCGATCTGCTGCTGGTACGAGTCGTGCCGATTCGCCATGTCTTGTTTGAGAATAGTTGCAGCCGATTCCACCTGTTTCAATGAGGAATTCGGTCCAATCAAGCCGCTTACCTCGGCGCGAGCTGAATCTGAGAGCACACCAGAAGCATTTGAGCTATTTAGAACTTTGGCGATTTCCGTCAGTGCTGTAGTACGTGCCGTGTTGTAGGCCGCAAGGTCTGGATTACCGGCAAGACCAGATTGCACGTCTCGCCACGGCTTATTGAGCCAAGGACTGCCAGAATCGTCTAGTTTCTTCGCTGTGTTCAAGAAAATATCGAGGTTCTTTCCGGCTGTGTTCTCGAAAGCCGTAACCATGTCGAAGTTCTTCTGCAATCCGGTAAGTGAGGATTGATTCGCCTTATACTCCGCTGAATTAGCAGCAAGATTTTGCCCTGCCCCGCGTTCCGCCGCTCGATTCATCACAGATTTGCGCGTAGCCGCGCCAGCCGCTCCCATGCCCATTGATGGCAGCACGCCGGTAGCGCCATATCGATCCGCTGCTTGGTTCAATGCCTCTTCGCTCAGCCCGCCCTGATCGCCGCCCTGCGCTGCTATCTGCGCTTTCGGAGCCAGCGAAGCCTTGTATGCAAGGAAATCGGATGCCCCTTTGCCAGGATTCTTGGCCAGCCAGTCCTGCATCTCGGCTTTATCCGGCGAAGCAAGCGCCCCGCCAGGCATTTCGGCCTGAAGTCGATCAGCAGAAGTTTGCGCTGCCGTTGCTCTTGCTTTTGCGCTCTCTTCGGCAGCCGTAGTCTCTCGATTCTTCTGTTCCTGATTGAATTGCTCCGTTTGGGATTGCAAACCCTTTTCATAGATTCCGAGATGGCTTCGCAAGTCTGCCGGATTAGGAAATTGCTGAACCAAACTCTGAACTTCCTGCGCGTGTTGCGGGTCGAGATATCCGTCTTTAATTGCCTGCTGCGTGGCATCCATGATGCTTTGAGGCAGTTGTTCGTCGGGGACGCTCTTATCGGTAGCTGCCTGTAATTTTCCCAATAAATAGTCGTTCTTCGTTTTCGCCGCATTCAACTGAGCCGTGTTTAGGTTCATCACGGCTTGCTGGCTTTCAATTACCGATTTTCTTGCTTTCAGGACCGCATCTAAAGAACCGCCGTTTTTCTGAATTAAATCCGGCAATTCGTTTTGATCTTTTCCGCTCCATTGCTGCATCGCTTTCATGCCAGCTTCGCGGTCCTGCTCGGCATACTTGCCTTGTTGAATCGCCTGTTGTCCAAGCTGAAGTTGTTGTTGCTGTTGCTGAACCTGCCCCGGAGCAAGTGCCGCCTGTTGCTGAGTCTGCTGCCCGAGCGCACGAAGCTGCATCAATCGGCCCTGATTCGCAATCGGGTCTTGATACGGCTGCGGTCGGACTGAAAGTGCTACGAGAGGAATTCCCATTTAGGCGCTCCCCCCAGGATTTGGATTGCCGTACCCGTACCAGTTTAGGCCGCCGCTGCCTGATACTTGATCTGGCTGATTACCGTTTCGATTCTGATTCCATTGATCGTAAGCATTTCCCGCAAGATTGCCGATTCCCATGACTGCATTGCCGAGAATATTCCCTTGCGCCGCATAGCCGCTGGCTCGCGCTGCGCCCGCGTTCTGAAGTGCCGCTGCCTGCTGATTTGCAGAGTTTTCGAGGATGCCCGACTGAGCGCCCGCTGCCTGCTGCCCGAGGCTGCTCAGATTCGTCGCTGCCCCGAGTCCTTGACCTGCAAGCGCGTATTGATTCCCGAAATTCGTCTGATAGGTCTGCAATGCCCGGTTGTAGGTGTTCCCGTAATTCGATGCCGCCTGCCCCTGAGCATAATCGTTGATCGCTTTCGACGTGCCGCCCGAAAGAAGTCCTCCCCGCGCTGCTGCTGAATTCTGCAAGGCTTTAAGACCCTGTGTAAGCTGGAATTGATAGCCGGGAGTGGCCGCCGCTTGCTCCGCGGTCGGTGCATTGAAAGGCTGCATGGCTCCCAATTTGCCGAGCGCCATCGTGCCGGATTGCATGTACGGGCTAAGATTCTGCTGCGATTGGCCGTAAGCCCCGCTTTCGAGGCCAAGTGCCCGTTCCGCATTGTCCCGTTCAAGTTGCTGTGCTTTATTCGCGGCATCGGCCTGCGCGGAGGCTGCCTTGCCGGCGGCATTGCTGCCGATTACGTCCCCGACGAGAGAACTCACGCCGCCGATGATTTCGCCGATTGGCATCTACAGTTCCTTCCTGAAGACTCGAAGTGGAGACCGCTCATATCCGAGCCTCTGAATGTAATCGTCCATGTCGTGAGTCTCCGAGTATACGAATACCGTCTTGATGCCTGCCGCTCGTGCCTGGTCTTCGATCTCTTTGGTCATGCGCTCCAGAATCGACCCGCACCGGAAACGCTTGTTGATCCATGCGCCTTCGACATGCTTCAGACCTATCAGCATCATGCGTCCGATAATCTGCTCATCGAACTTTGCCACCACAACGATGCTGGCTTTCGGGTCAGGGACGTAGCCCTCTTCGATGCTCAGCAGCGAGTCGTATTCATCATTCGGCAATCGCTCGACTGTAATCATGGCGTTGTGCTGTCCTTGATGTACCCCTGACTGTCAAGAGATTGTAAAAGATTCGTCAAGGCCACGTTTCCGCCCCGCGATCCAGTGATGACTGGGGGTGTGCCGAAAAGCAGATTGAATTTGTCGGTGATCGCTTGAAACCATTGAATCCACGGACGCGAAAACAGAGTCGGCGCTTGGGCTTGCGGGAAAGCTGTCCTTACCGGAGGCGCTTGAAAAATGTTCGGCACTATGCACCCTCCCCGGCGCTCACGTCGAGATATGCCCCGATGAGCCGATACGGCACAGGGTCGGAGGCACTGACTTCCCACACTCTCGCACGACCACGCCCAAGCCTTCGGAACATGATGCGCTGTCCGTAAGTTCCGGCCTGCCCGATTCCTGCTGAAAGCTCGTTCGACCAGACGTGCCCGCCATCATTCGACCACCGAAGGTTAATCATCGGATCGCGCGGCTGTCCCGCTCCGTCGAGCAAGGGAGGCATAGGCCCGACGCCTGTTTCGGCATAAATCTGCAAGGTCTTGAAGAAAACGAAGCTCTGATCCGAGGAAGCGTGCCGGGTACGTCTCACTCGCCGGATGACGTTTTCCCCGTCAGTGAACAGCGAGATCGACATATTGTAGATTTTGCCGCTCGACCAATCGCCGACCAGATGCTTTCCGAAGTTGAACGTGTGGTTCTGACTGTGATGCGCTTCGAACTTTCCCGCTGCTGCGTTCCAGAAACCTCGCTGATGCCACATTCCGGTCGCTACGTCGTACACCCAGGTCGCATTCGCTGTCGGGAATCGCAGAACATAGAAGCCATGCCCCTGATCCTGGTAGGAATAGCCGATTGCATCCGATAGTCCGACCGCCCCGAAGGTGGTCAGATAGCCTTGCAAGGCGAATTCAATGGCATGGTTCGATACCCTGTTCGGAGTGTAGCCGTTCGCACGCCAGATGACCCCGCCGCCGCGTTCGTCGCCGCCAAGCCAGAAGATCGAGTTGTCGAGACGTACCGGGCTGTTCGGCGCGAAGATTCCCGCCTCCATGAAGCCGCCCGGAATCGGGTCGAACGTATTGATTGATCCGGTCAAGGAGTAAGGCTGAGTCTGCCGCTCGCCCCAGAACCACAATTCATTGTGATCCGCGAACATCGAAAGCACGTTCCCGGCAAAGACGGAGACTTTGTTTGTATCCAGAGGGTCCCAAGTCGTCGCATCGAGAGGCGCGGACCATTGAAACTGATTCGAATTCGAAAGAAGCGCCACAAAAAAGCCTTCCACATAGGCCACAAAGGAAACTGGCCCGAGAAGCATGCCGTTCGGCAGAGGCGTAAATGTATTCGTGGTTCCAACCGTCAGAATATCCACAGTGAAACCGAAGCCGATGCCCGGTTGAGCACCGCCGGTGGCCGTCATTACGTTGGTCGATGGAGTGTACTGCATTCCGCCATCGGTGAGCGTGAATGCGGTCACGTTTCCGCTTGCGTCAATGGTTGTGACAATGTATGTGGCCGAGGGCGTAACCCCATTGATCGTGCCGGTATCGTTCACCGCATAGGCGCCGCCAGTCGTGAGGACATTGATAGTGAGGCCAGTCCCGGCGCCCGGCTGTGCCCCGCTTTGAATTGTCGGCGAGCCGACCGATGCGGCATAGTTCGATCCCACACTCGTAATGTGGTAGGTCAGAACAACTCCAGCCCCGACTGTATCCACGATTCCTGTTGCGTTCATGTCTCCGGCTGAGACTGTGAACGTGTCTCCGGCAACATAGCCTGTACCACCGGAATTCAGCGAACTGGTCAGAATACCGTTGTTTCCTCCCTGATTCACTGAAGCTGTGAGGATGTGGCCTGTTGAGAAGTCGAAAACGTAGAGTTGGCCACCGCTCTCCACGAGAAGCTGCGTTGCCCCGCCTGCCATCGACACCGGCTTGCCATCGTTAATGATGTTTCCGTACAGGTGGAAGGTTCCATCCGAAAAAACCTCATAGAAATGCGCGCCGGCAGCCACGAATGTCCGGTCATTGACGGTAATCTCGCCTCGAATCGGCGTGTCGGTTAGATCGCAGAACACTTCAGTCCCTGGAGTCGGATACAGCGCAGCCGGAGATTGGCCTTCGCCTTCCGATGACTCGACATACCAGTTCATCGTGAACTGATCGGCGAGATTCGGCGATTGGCTGGTATAGCTTGGCCCTACCAGATCAAATGGTTGCAAGGTTTACCACCTCGACCCTTGACCGCCTACCGGAGTGTCGGAATAATAGTTGTACCGCACGCTCTTGGCTGTCAGCGCCGCATCGCACCAAGCCTCGATCAGCGGCAAATTCATGCTCTTTACCCGAGCGAGGGATTCCACAGCCAACGGAGCCGTGGTTGCCGACATGACTGGATCGAAGCCGCCTGGAAACTCAGCCATCAGACGCACAGCAAGGTTATAGCGCAATGCTTCCACATAGCCGGGAGGATAGTTGTTGTCAGTCGTTAGATTCGTGTACTCCGTGAGCTGCGACCACCGATAGATTCTGGTATTGACCACGACGGTCGGGATCGGCCAGAAGCTCAGATTACGAAGCGGGAAAGCCTGATCGTCATAAACCGCCTGCGGCAGCGTGGTTTGGATGTTCTTCACCGGAACTTGCTGCCAGTCGGCTTGCGTGTAATAGTCAATCGGCAATTCAAGCGGCTGTGTCGGATTCGTGAGCGAAACGATGCTGATTCTGTCGATTCTCGGAGGACGCGCGGCATTGAAATTGCCTCCCGCGCCGTACGTGTACACCTGCTGACTCGGCACAAGCGCGAATTCGTCAATCGCCACGGTAAAAACCATCAACCGCTCGGCTGCCCAGGAGTCGAGCATCTGATTCAGAACCAAAAGGGCATCGGAGGCTTCAGCGCCGGTCGGTGTTTCTCCCGATGCCAAAGCCCCGATCAGGCGCATCGAGCTTGAAATGAGGTCAAGAGCCTTCATTCACGACCGCCTTTTGCCTTCCGCGCACTTTCTCTGGAACCGGAACGGGTGATAAGTCAAGCTGAGGGGCCTTGTTATCGACCCATTCCGGCCCAAGAGCCTTCTCCTGTTCGGGCGAAGTCACGACAATATGACCGCCGCCGCGAACGTGATACTTGAACTTCGGGAAACCTTCCATCTGTCCCCTTTATGCCGGGTTGACGCCGATGCCCATCGAGGAACTGACTGCCGGCCCGATGACGTAGGCTGCTGTCTTGGTCGTTCCTTCGTTGGCTGTGATTCCCACCATGCCGCAATCTCGGTAAACGAGCATTCCAGCAGGGCTGGTTTGCGCCGTAATTGCACCGAAGGCGGTCATTGCGGTAGCGCCCGATTTAATCGCATTGATGAACAGGCACTTGTCGAAAAGTTGGAAGCGGTCCATCCCCGCTGCTGGAACGATGATCCCCAAGCTATTGCCGTCACCGGAATAGAATGGAAACACACAGTTACGGAATTCATTGCGTGCCGTGCCGGCTGCAAGCCCGATGGAAGCATTGGCGTTCGTGCGGGCGATTGTGTCGCTTCCGATGGTGCAATTTACGAACTGATTCTCGCCTGTGCCGCTGATCTTTACGTGTCGGCTCCCGGCGTCAGCCGCACTGGCAGCATCGGCCATTCCGGTGATATGTGAGTTATAGAAGAGATTTCTTCCACCTGTCACTGTGAGGGCAATCGCCGCTGTAGTTCCGGTCGTGAATCCGGCGAATAGTTCAATGTTGCTGAAGAGGCAGCCGGAACCGCTCACTGTCAGGAAGTTGGCAAACGCTGTAGCCGAAGTCGATGGAGCAATTCTGGCACGATTCGAGAGGTTGACCCCGCAGGACACCCCGACCAGATGCAGCGCATTCTTGGCCCATGTGAAAGCCGTATTGACGCGCGCCGTCGAGGTCGTGAGACCGTTCGAGATGAGCGCGATTACGTCATTCTTGCCTTCGCGTCCGATGCCGTAAGCTCGCGTGAAAGTGTTCACGGGGGCCGTGATGCCGTCGTTCGTGTCAACGCCCGCGAAAGGATCGAGCATGATGATGTTCCCATTCAGAAATGCTAATCCAGCCGCATTGATGTTCGCATTGATCTGATCCGCAATCTGTTTCGTGAAGCTGCCGTACTGTGTGATCGGTGCCATGATCTGACCTCGCCAGATGCTAGTCTAAGGATGCCTCCCAACGGGAGGGGATTGTGTGGGGCGGGGTACCAAGCCGCCGCCCCTCGGGTTTGTAAAATCCTAAGTCCAGACCACAGGTCCAGAGTTCGTACCCGTGCCGCCCGTCCCGACAACCGTATAAAGCAGGTTCGTAACGCGAAGTTTGATGCCTGCCCCGATCTGCGCCGGGAAAGTGCAAATGGTCCGAAGGCCGCTCGCGCTTGCGACCGCAAAGCAAGCCGAAGCTGCTGTGACCGTGTGTGCCTGGGCCGTTGCGCTCCAAATTTCAATGATGTTGCCTTCGTCGCCGGCCACCGGAGTCGGAAGCGTAATCGCGTCCGCGCTGGCAGTCATAACGACATTGAAACTCGGCACGCTGGAAAGCACGGCGTCAGCCGACCCGAAGAGCTTGACCGCATTCTGGGTCACTCCTTCCTGGGTCTGCTGGCTGGTCATCAGGTTGCCGAAGATTTGAACGAAAGCCGTAAAATCTGTCGGCAGTCCGATGAAAACCAGTGCGCTGTTTGCATGTGCTACCTGTTGCGTTCCGCCTTGACCGCGCAAAACGGGAATGAATGTCCCGTTCGGAGCGGCAATGCAGACCATCTTTTCCTGCTCGATAATTAGGACCGTGATCCCCGAGCCGGTCTGGAAGTTGGGAGCGGTAATGCCGGTCGCGCTCGCAACGTGAATCGAAGTGTCGGTTGCCGAACAAGCTGAAGTGAGAGTCGTAGTGGTGATCGACATTGATTTCCTCTTTGATTTACTTTCCGGCTCCGTAGAGCCTTAATTTGTTACGAAGCGATACGCACGGCAAGTTGGGGGTACAACGTCGCCCATCCGCCGAGTAAATCCATTCTCAAGGGTGCTCGGTCAAGATTGATGTCGTAGTCCCGAATGACGCGCATCGACATCTTGAGGTCTTGATCGTCGGCAATCCGGTCGGCCATGTCGAGGCCGCCATAAAGCGGCAAATCGGCAGAGGCAAACGTGAAAGCGTCGGGATGGAAGGCGAGGCCGCGCTGAGACTTGGTTGCAGCAGCGCCGTTGATGGTGATGGCCGAATTGTCGGCAATCGCTATGGATACGTTCTGGTAAGGTCCGACGAGCACCGCCCCGGCTCCGTTGATTTGCACCGGAATCGTTGCAGCGCCGCCGCCATCCGAGGAAACATCAGCCGTTACCACGAAGTTCGCCAGCGTCCCGAAAGTCTGTAGACTTTGCGGGTTGACGGCAAACACGTTGGCAAATTGGATGACATCGCCCCGATTGAGGATCGCCGTCGAAGCGGTCCAGCCATCGGTGATGATGCTCGAACCTAGCTGTGCCACGCCGTTTGAAAGCGGCGTGCCGCCGCCAAGCCCGACCGTGTGCTGGTTGCAGTTCTGATCCATGTACCAGTCGAATCCGACCGTCTCTTCCGACATCATGCCCTTCATCCAGCGTTCGCTGACTGTTTTCTGAGGATTGAAAAGCCCGGTCAAGGCACCGACAATCGTGCCGTTCATGGCCGGACTGATGACGAGGCACCGATCTTCGAGAGGAGCTGCTTCGTTCGACAGCAGCGTACCCGCATCGAGGTAGGTCTGGATGGTGTTTGGAACCGTTCCGGGGGTGCCGACTTCATTGTTCACGGTCTTGTAAAGCGCAAGGCCGTCCTGGTCGATCTGGTTTGCCATGCTCTTCATGGCCTTTTCGATGAATCGCTTTCGGAAATCGTCCACCGAAAGTGCAAGGTCCGAGGAAGTAATGGCAAACGACCGCTGATACTGCACGTTCAAAACAACCGGCACCGAGCTTTCGGTCAAGTCCTGAAGCACAAGACCTTGGCCCTGGGAATATTGGAAGCGCACCGGCAAGCGCACGTTGAGCACGTTGCCGATCTTGGCTCCAGCCTTTGCAAACTGCGAATCGTAGCTTCGGTTGATCTGCCGCGTGAAGGTCAATTCGTTTTCGAGCACACGAAGAGTCTCACGGGTAATCATCCCGATGGTTAAAAGGGTGTTACTCAATTGGATTTCCTCCTTTTCCTAGAAATAGAAACGCTATCTGAGCCGTTCCTGTTTCCGAGTCAGGAGAGTTAGAGGCGAGACTTCCGCCAACGGAGGTTGTCGGACCTGAACCGACAAGTTTACAGCGATGAACGCCGACAGGTAAGTTCTACTGAATCGTTGCGCCTGAGCTAAGCGCTTTTACTTGCTCTTGCAGAGCCGCTTTCTCCTTAATCAGTCTATCTATGCGCTGCTGAAATGGGACATGGCCTGCGGTCCAACCTGTATATTTGATGATGTCTTTTTCCAGATTGGAAAACTTGCTGATTATTGGGGATTGCATTTCGTACATTTCTGCGATTAAAGAATTGAGTTGGTTGTGGCTAAAAGAAAACCATTCTCCGTTTATTCTTTGTTTGGAATGGCTTTCGTGCAATGAATGCTCTAGTTCGTGGTGATTGGGGGACTTCCAGATCGCAATGATCTCAATTCGGAACGGTAACAGTATTCCCAATTCGCTAACTCGAATGGAAGGGCGCGAAGATTTTCCAATCTTGTACCAGCCGAACTTACGCGAACCGATTAGATAAACGTAACCGTTCATAGTCTCCCTAATTCGTGCGATTGAACAAATCCGACCACCGATTGTCGTGCATTCTTAAATCCTGAACGTCGGTGGTTTCAATCGTAAATCCGAGCCAATCAAATCCTACAATCTTTCCGCTGCCACATTCCCAAATAAATCTCGGCAGCAGTTCAAAGGCGTACCTTTTGATTCTCACTGCACTCGGCCTTGCGACCTGAGTTTCTTGTACGCCTGATAATCTGTTTTGTCTAGCGGAATCGTCGAACGGCTTGATCCGCCTGACACTGGCTTAATTGGAAGTGGCGGACGTTTCCTTATTTCCGCCGCTTTGATGGCCTTTTCTTGCTCTTCGGCTTCGGCTGCTTCTTTCTCGGCTTTTTCTTCATCGGTTTCCTCCGTTTTGCCTTCCGCCAGCTTCTCGGAAATCTTCCAAACCTCGGCAATCGCCCGAGATGCCGACATTTCCGTCAATTCCTTGCAAATATCGGGATTCTGAGCGAGGAAAATTGCCACTTCCGGCCCATTCTCCATCTCCAGCGTGATCGGGCCTTCAATCGCCGCCGGCACTGAGATGGATTGACTCATCAGTTCCTTGTATTCCTCGTTTTCGGCCTGCAAAGCGATCATCCGGGCGTTGTAGGCGCTTCGAGCTTCCTTGACCGATTCCTCGAAAGCTGCTTTTTGCTCGGCTTCACGCTCGGCCTTCACTTCCTGCCGCACTTCCCATCGAGTCAGAGCGCGGACATACTCTGCATCGGTCTGGAAATCGTCGCGCTTCGGCTCGCCATTCGCTTGTTCCGCTTTCGGAGCACCGTCGCCCTTCAGCTTGGCTTCAAGTTCAGCAGCTTTCTTCTCGGCAGCCGCAGCGCGTTCCTCGGTAGAGGCTTGCTGCTTAATTAGACGGTCGATGCGGGCCTGAAAGCCGCCTTTGACCTTTGGCTTCTGCTCTTTTACTTCTTCGGTTTCTTCGGTCTTGGCCGTGATCGTCTCTCGCGTGGCCGTTTCCTTGCCATCCTTGACGGCTTTCTTGTACTCAGCCATTGACGCTTCGCCAAGCGGGACTTCCTGTGTTTCGACAACTACTTCATTTTCAGCCATTCTTTTGCGCCTTTCCTAAGGATTCCAAATCTTGATTGTGTTGTCCAAGTTGCCCTGATGGAATTGCTTGCTGCCCCTGCAATAATTGACCTTGAAAACTCATCTTCCAGCGAATTTGAGTGCATTCGTGACATTCGCATTTTGGACGTTGGAAGTCTTGATTTGAAATTGCTAGTGGCATCATTGCGCCCCTGTCGGTTGTGGCTCTTGCTGTGCGGGCGGCGTTTGCTGTTGCGCTTGCGCCGCCATCGTTTGATCGTGCGCCTGATCCGCTGCCTGCGATTGCTGGGCTGCCGCTTGCTGTTGCTGCGCGAGAGCCTGTTGATGCTCTTGCTGGTCTTTCTGCAAGGCGATGTCGTGAGCCGCGTTATGCAAAAGATCGTACTTAGCAATCTCCTGCTCGGCAATGGTCTGATTCGCGTCTTTCGAGGCATTGATCTGAGCCACGGCCAGCTTGGTCGCTTCCTGCATCCGAACGATGTTTTCCTTTGTCGCTTGCTCCATCTGCGCGATCTGCGTCTTGCCCTGCTGCTCGACTTGCTTGGTCTGAATCACCTGCTGCGCTTCCTGCAATGCTTTGGTCATCAAATCATGCTGCTGGCTGAATTGCTGAAGCTGTGCCTGCGCCTGTTGAAGCTGAACCTTCGGGTCGCCCTGGTCACCTTCCACGATGTTCGGGGGAAGTGTTTTCTTGATCCGGTCGGCCATCTCGTTCGCTTGTGGGATGTCCATGTTCCGAACGATCAGGTCCACAAGAATTTGGCCGGTCTGTGGAGGCAATACCTTGAGCAAATCCATTTGAGTCGAGACCGCCTCTTGGCGCTTCGATTGGTAGGTCGGCCCGACCGAAATAATCACGTCGTACCGGCCTGTGCCGATGTCATAGATGTTCTTGATGTCTTCTTTCAAGGCTAGGGCTTGCGCGTCTTCCTGCTGGTCTTCGCCGTTGTGGATTACCACATGCTTTACGGTGCTGTCGGGATTGATGATCCGCTGCACCCGAGGCTCGCTGTAAATGACCTTGATCCATTCAAGCAAAGACTTTCCGAGACGCTTCATCATCCGGCTCATGTTATCGGAATAATTCAGCGTGGCGATGTTGCCCTGCTGCTGCAATCTCTCAATAGCCTTGCCGGATTCGTCACCGCGCCGTTGCCCGAGAGAAGGATCGTAAAGGCCAAGAGAGGCTTTCAGGTCGTTCGATGCCTGCCCGATCATCTGTGCAAAGCCCTGAATCGGCGCTTCGGCAGTCTGCCGCTGCGGTGGCGGGGCCGGCTTGCCCATAATGTCCACTTGCTTGTATTGCAAGACTGCGAAGTTTCGGAGATTCGCTTGCTCCCATTGCACTTCCCGGCCTGCAAGCTGACCCTCGACGGCTATGTACGGGGACTTAGGAATGAGGGCGACTGTTTCGGTGGCTCCGCTGACCATGTAATTGTACTGCCGTTGCGGTCCCTTAGCGTTTCGAACGAGACCTGCAACGTACCGTTTGCCATCAACGTCGATATCGTCGCCGTAAGCAGTGAAGACAGGTATGCTGGTTCCGGGGAGTTCTCTTTCATCGAGCACCTCATAGGCCGTCATCTTGCGCCACATAACTTTTTTGCCGGGACGCTTGCCCTTGCCTCGGTCAACGTCTTCGACTTCAAAGTATTCAGCGACTCGGATGTACTCTTTGTTGATCCACTCGGCAGGTTGGTTTCCGGTCGAGGTCCAGTCGCTCGAAGTAGCAAGGTCGGAATCAGGGTACTCGGCCTTGTACGTGTCTCTCGGCAAATCTGCGATGATGAAGTTCCATCGAGCCTTTGTTTGCGGCACTCCCGGCTGCCAGTAAACCGAGAAGGCATTCGGAATCCACTCGATGACGATTTCCTGCTCGTCCGAATCATCATCCACGTAATCCGTCAGTATTCGGCAGCTATGGAAGCCTGTCCGAACCATGCCTTCATGCGTTTTTTCGTAGGTGACTTGAGCATCGCAGTTGGTTTCGATGTGCCTGATGACTCCTTGAAGAATATCCGCCGTTTCCACGTCTGCGCCGTCACCGACCGGGCTGATGGTGATGGATGGAGGCTGCTGTCGATACTGATTGCAGACTAGCCGGATCGACTGTTGAATCTGATCCATGACGAGGCAGGGTCGCCCGTCTTTTTCGCGGATTGTTTCGATAGTCAGAGGCCACTGATTGCCGATGGAGAAGTCTAGATCATCGAGACACTTCTGCCGCCATTCGTTGTCGGCTTCCGCAGCAAGACGGAACCTCTCTAAAGCTGTCTCAATGACTGGATCGGTCTCTTTGTTAACTTGCGTTACGGCCATGTCCAACCTTCAGGAAGATGTCAGCTTCGAATACAAGGTGCAGCCGATCATCGAAAGCAATCTGGTCCTCGGCGTAATGACTGCCGGCGAACTCCGACCATTTCGAGTTGAAATACACGATGTCCCCGATATTCACCTCGGGCGTCTTTCGCACCCAGCCGCCATTGATGCCCTCAATCAGCTTTCCCGGCCCGACTGCCAGCACCCTGCCGAGGATGCTCTTCTCCTGGGCAATGTCGGGCACGATGATATTGCCGACAGGAGGGACTTCTAGGCGTTCGATGAGCACAAGATCGTTGCGGGGAAGGATCATTAACCTACCGTCCCTCCTCGAATCGGTTCTGCATCTCGTAGTGCTTTCCATAATCGGCTATGCTGCTCACTTTTCCCGGCTTCAAACGCTATTTGAAGAAGTGTTTTTACTTCGACTGCTTGTTCGGCAGTCAATCCCTTCACTGAAGGCTGGGGCCAATAAATATCCGCTTCCGCGTGTCCAAAACTTACGGAACAAGTCTTATCATCGCCCACTTCGATTTTTGCAATCACTTCGCCCTCGCCAGTGCCGAAATCTTGATGTCCGGGTACTTCCGATGTACCGCTGCTCGAACCTTGCCTGCCACAGCCTTGCCCGAGGATCGAGCCAGTGCATTCTTGGCATGACTTTTATCGGGAATCGGGAAACTACCCGACTTCGGCGCCTTGCTCGGGACCGCGAAACTTGACTTCGGGATTGCTCGCCGCTTTGCTGCTGTGAGTTTAGCCATTTGCCCTCGCAAGCTGTGAAATCCTGGTACTTGGCCCTTTCGCGGTCTCGAACCAGTCGCTGCAATAGCTGTCAATCTGGCCGGGAATCACGTTCGATCCGTTCCACTTGATGAAATAGCTGTTGCCGCATATCCGTTTCGCCGCGTCCTTCAGATATTCGCACTTCGCACAATTCGAGCCGCCTTTCGGCACGCGCATCCCCGGCTTATGGTCGGGAGGATAGGTCGGCTTTCGGCGAATACTATTGAAGAATGCCTCATCATTTTTCCGAATCTGATCAAGCTCGCTCATCTAGGCACGCGCCAGCTTCGATAGCTTCATTGTCGAGCCTTTCTTCTTATGACCCATCGCCGGATTCGCGTGCAGCTCTCCGACCATCTTGGATTTCTGCCCTTTTGAGAGCGGCGAAACCTTTGACAGCAAATACTTAACTTGCTTTCGAGTCCAGGGAATGACCCACCTCGATTTCTTTCCCGATAATTTCAGCATCGAGAAGCGCATGGATAATGGAGTAGTCATAATTACGAGATAATTCTTTTCGTCGTTCTTTCACTGCGGACTCTGCCAATTCAAAAGAACTGTAAACTCCGATAACTTCGGCCCCGCCATCCCAATGGTCACGCATGGCGATAAAAATATTCACCATGCCCTCGCTAACTGACTGAGTTTCATTGCCGGTGCTGCTGGATTCGAGTTCACAACCTTCGGCGATTTCATTTGCTTTGGCTTTCCGTCTTTTCCGACCTGAAACACGCAACATCCGAGCTTTGGCACATTCTTCTCTTTGAGAGAATCGGTTGTAAAGCCATGCACAGCCGACGATACAGGTCTGCCATGCGTGACGAGCGCGATATTCTCATGTTTCGACTGCTGAAGATAGTCTTTGTACGTGGCTTTCCATTTCGGGAGCCAGGCGTTGACCGATTCGCCGCCCGGTATCTTGCGCTCGGGATGGTCGATGTACTTGCTGTCGAATTCCTTGTCCGCTGCCGGAGTTGCTTTCTTGCCGCTGTACTCGCCGATGTCGAGAGTCTTGAGCCGAGCATCTGTTTCGACTGGCTTGCCGCCTGAGATGATCTTTGCTGTCTCCTGCGTTCGCTTTGGGGAGTCGGCAACAATGCGGTCGAACTTACCTGCGAGCATCCGGCCTGTCGATGCTGCGTCTTGGCGACCTTTCGGGGATAGCGGCGGATCGTCGGTGCCTCGATTTCGGCCTGCGGCGTTGAGCGGAGTTTCTTCATGGCGGATCAAGTACAGCATTAACAACCGACCCCGTAAGAATCTACTCGAACGGGAGTGTCCTGCTTTGCGTTCAACGATTCAATCAAAAGGTCTCGCGCTAGTCTCGGTCGTTCATTGCTCCATTCAACAATGCGATGCGGCGGTTCGGGAATAGATTGCCCCAGTCCATTACTATATTCCGGCTTTGATACATCGAACCACACTCCAAGTTTGCCGAACCAAGGAGCAATAAGGACACTCCTCTTTGATTCGCCGTCACAACACCAATCAAACTCGCTCATGATGAATGTTTCCATAATTTCACATCCCCATCCAGTTCAATGCTCGCTCGCCGGGATAGCGCATCTCGACTTCGGGCTTCGGCGGCGGCGGCGCTACTTTCACACCGAACGTCATGGCCAGCATGTCTCCGCAATCCGGCGAACTGAGGCCGCGTTTCTTCATGTCTTCCTTGCGTTCGAGCTGAATCTGGCTTTTGCTGCTAAACCCATATTCCGGGCTAGTAAGATCAGATTCGAGTTCAGGATCGTCCGGTATCTCGGCCCCAGCGTTAAGCCAATCGCGGAGTAGTCCCCAGCACTCAGCCCGCTTATTAAAGTATGCGGCTGCGTCAGAAGCAGGAAATCCTCCACGAAACTCGAAGAGACGGTCTCCGAAGCCTCGGAACTTGATGTGATCGACAACTCCTGCGCCAAGCCCGTCGCCGTCGATGATGGTTGCATCCGGCTTTTCCTTCTCCATGAATTCGATGATGCGCTCGGCTACTTGAACCGTGTCCATGCCTCGATACTTTGCCAGGATTACAGCCTTGCGTCCCTGTCTCGATCCGATGACCGTCTGGTCATCACCAAATCGCGCGACATCGCAAGACAGAATCTTAGGTAGCCCGGAGAAACCCTCTGCTTTATAGCGTCGAGCTGCCGCCACAACATCGCTGCCAATAAACTGCGACGATCCTGCTCTTGGGAATTCTCCACGGACACGGACTCGCACAAAGTCGGAATCTTCGCCGTAATCCTCGATCCACTTCGCAATCTGTTCTTTGTTGGTTCCTTCGACGGTCCTGCTGTCGATCTGGTAGGTCTTCCAGCGATGCTTGAGCTTGCCGAAGCACTCTCGGAATCGGCCTGTGTTCTTGGTCGGGTTGCCGAACGCGAGCCAGATGATAATCGTTTCTTCATCGGTCAGTGCGCCCTCGGAAACGTCCCATACGGGGTCTTCAATAGCACTTGCTTCGTCGTAAATCAAGAGAATTAGCTTCAGCTTGTTGTGCAGGCCGGCGAAAGCATCCGTGTTGTGTGCGCTCCAGGTTACAAAGTCGATGCGCCAGGAGAGTTCATGCTGCTTGTCGAGGCTGCGAATTGAGGTAGCCCGAACGTCGAACCAATCGCCGTTATAACTCAGCTTGAACCATTTGCTGATCTCGGGGACTGTCTTGGTCGAGAGCTGCGTGCCGGTGCCAGCAGTTACCACGCCCTTGCAATCCTCGCAGACCGACATGGCCCAGTTACAAACCATGCCCATGAATGCCGACTTGCCGATCCCGTGGCCCGAAGACACAGCTATCTTGCAAGGTGTGTACCGGGTCGCTGGATTCGAGATGTGATCCCGAAGATAGCCGAGAATTTCAGATTGCCAGACTCTCGGACCGGTCGAGCCTTCGAGTGAACCTTCGCCCCAGGGATAGAAGCGCTCGGCATAAGCAAGCGGGTCGAGGATGACTTCGCCGATCTCTTCGAGCATCTCATCGAGAAGATTGGGCTTGGCACTCAAAACTGGAATACCTTCTGACTTAGGCGTTTTGCCGCGATCTCGCAGTACTTTTCTTCGATCTCGATGCCGATGGCGCGACGGCCCAGGTCCTTTGCCGCCCGTAGGGTCGTGCCGCTGCCCATGAAGGGGTCGAGAACGAGCATCCCTTCGTCCGATAATTGCTTCATCGCAAATTGGAACAAGCGGAGCGGTTTAGGACACGGATGATCTGAGGCTTCGTCGCTTGCATGGTTCACACAATCGGGAAGATGCACGTAATCCGTCATAATCTTACGGTCTGTGTAAACGAGCAATGGTTCCCAGCTATTAAAGCCTCCCGTGTCGTTGCGCCGAGTCGAACCTGGCTTTGCCCAGCACATGACCCACGTAGGCTTGGGATACGTCCAGATGTTCCGAATTCCCGGAGTAAAAGCAACATTTGAAAAAGTCTGCAGGGTATCAATCCACCAATCAATATCAAACGTCGCCTCAAAAGCATCAAAACCAACATTGTAAGGAGGGTCGGTTAGTAGTAAGCCGACCGGCTCAAGGCTCGGCAATACATCCCTGCAATCTCCGTGGTAGATCGTGATGCCGTCTTCCTCGAAATAAGGCGTCATTTTATGCAGTCATTTCACAATCGGAACGTCAAAGATGCTTCTGATTGGTTCTCCGCTCGTCAATTCGCTTAATTATTTTATCAGCTTCCATCGCTGCGCCTTCTTGAAAGGCACGTTTCAATTCCTCCACAATTTCTGTTTCGCTGTAGGCATAGTATAATCTTTTAGCCACTTCTTCGAAGTCATAGCTCATTCCTCCCCCCCCCTTTTTTGGTCAGGTTGTGTCCGAACGCTTCATGGCTGGGATTCCACCATATATCCGCCGCAATCCTCGACTGGACAGCCGAAGCCTGTCCCTTCGCTGCCGTCTGGGGCCTTGCATGGTTCGCAATCTCCCAAGCGAAAAGTCGAGCCGCAGCTTGTACAAACCATTGGCACATCCAGAATGCTAGTCAATCCCGCATACCTGTCAGCCATTCTTCCGCGTCCTGATTCGATTGAGCTTGTCGGCCAGACCGTCGAGGCCGCTAACTTTGAGATTGTCTTGCAATAGCCCGAGGCGTCGATATAAAAGCTCTAGATTCTTGGTCTTATCGGTGAGCTTGAGCGTGGTTCGGAGAATCTGCTTCCTCTCGCCGTCGCCAGTTCCGCCGGTCGTGTCTTCCCGAATCTCATGCACCGCAGCCCATTGATCGCGTGTGATGTTTTCGAGGTTGATTCCGCTAGGTTTACCGTCCTCATCGACATGCACATAATCGCCCATGTTCGCAAAGGCGAGGCGAGCTGTTTCTTCATCGAGCTTCTCGGCGGTCAATTCAAGTTTGGTTGCTCGACGTGATAGCTCTTTGTCTATAAGTCGTTGAATCTTAGTCTTTTTAAGGTGTTTCGATGCAAAGACATGCGCCCATGACTCGCTGATTCCACAAGCTATAGCTGCTCTGGTGCCGTTTCGGTCGATGCACCACTCTTTTACGAATAATTCGTCCCGAAAGTCGGCCTTTTTCGACACTTTGGCATGGCTTGTACATCCGAATGGCCGAGAAAGCAAGAAAAAAGTGTGTCGAGGGCCTTGACAAGCATCCTTTAGTATGGCATCATGATGTAGTAGTTAGGCCGACACAGCCCGATACCATCGGGAACAAGAGGAGAAAACGAAATGACAAACGAACAGCAAACGTATCAAAATGCAGAAGTTTCGGCTTTCGAGTCGAGGTTATTTTCGGCTCAACGTTGGGCGCGAAATGTTGCCAATAATAACCCGCATCAAAGCGGCAGTTTTGTGTTGCGCATTGCCACAGCGTTCCTGAACGCCGACCCCGACAATCAACGCATACTCGAACCTGCGCTAACTTCCCTGCGACACAAGTACCCAACCTGGGACATTGCGGAGGCCGACCATGAGCGATAAAACGATTACCGACAAAGACATAGAACTACTCTCCGACGTTCAAGACTCGGTCGGAGATGGCGCATATCTTCTCGGGTGTACCGTTTATGATCGAAATGGCAATTACGTGGCTACTCTTTCCGAATGTTCGAAATGCGGTAATCCGATAATCGTTGGCGAGGAGTGCTCCAAATGTCAGATGAAATGAAAGATAACCGATGGAAAGTTCCTCTTCTTGGTGATTTAGGAGTCAATTTCGGAGGCGAGCGAATGTCGGATAAAACGATTGATAGACTCACCGAACGGGCCGACACAATCCAAGAATTAGTAAGCGCATGCAAGGCCCTGTTGCGGTGCATCGATGATGGATTGCTTGTTCGCAATATCGCAAAGGACCATGAATCTGGCTGGGCAATGAAGCAAATCCCACTTGTCCAAGCAATACAGAGCACGTTGGATGCGATCGCCAAAGCCGAAGGCCGACACTGAGACATCCCGGTAGGGCGCCTTTTCTTTGTTTTCCCGTCCTATCGGCATCCTTGCAGTTGGTAACTGCTCACGAAGCACTAGGGAAGGTGCTTCAATTCAAAGGAGGTCGAGAAGTGGCCCACGAAAAATGTGAATGTCACGAATGCACTCAGGCGAGATGGAAGTCTGGAATTCAATCCGCCTTAGGATCACCATCTGCCAATGTACCCACTTGCAAAAACAATTTTGGCGATAAGGTCTGTGTCTTGGGTCAAGGTCATAGAGGGGCGCATCGAAGTGCCGACAATTCAATGTGGCAATAAATTGGTAATTGCTCACAGGCCGGGTAGGCAAGCTCGGCCAGAACTTTGGAGGACGAATGCAAATCAAAGCTGGGCTCTATTCTGCCGCAGGACAGCCCGATATAATCGTGATCTATGACGGACATTTGCATCAACAAGTCAGTATTCCTCCTGATGTTAGGGGACCTTGGATTCAATGGCGATTCCCCTGGGATGCGGAAAGTCAATATCAAACTAATCTAATCTTTGATTTCGAGGCCATGCTTGCAGCCGGTGGATATACGCTAAAAGAGGAACGAACGTCGGAAGAAATGAGGTTCGATGAAACTCGACTGTAAACGCTGTAAGCATGAATGGCTGGGCCGACTCGACAAGCCGCCGCTCAGATGCCCAAATTGCGGTAGCAAGCTCTGGAGAGAGGAGCCGAAGAAACCATGAGCATCGACCATTCGCCGATCCCCTGGATTGATAATCTCGACAACGGGGGAGAAATTCTGAGTCCAGAAGGCCACAAAATCCTCCATGTCACTTACAAGCGCGATGTGCCATTTGTTCTCGCAGCCGTCAACAATTTCGACGCGCTGCTCGAAGCGTGCCGAATGGTCGAAAAACGCGGCTGTTTGTGTCACTCGACTGAAGAGAAAGATTGGCATGGGAGCATGTGCCCAATACCGAAAATTCGAGCTGTAATCCGAGAAGCCGAGGAGAAACCATGACACAATTCGAGGATGAACTTCGAGAACAAGAAAAGAAAGCCGAGATCGAAAGCTGGGAGCGCATGGCCCGCGCTGACGCTATCTGGCATCCATCCGATGAAGAGTATGACCGGATTATCGACCAGTGGACCTACAAGCCTACCGTTTCCCGACCTGTGCAAGTCTGGTGCGCTGTTGTCGGCGGTGTGCTGTTTCTCGGCAGTCTGTTTTGGATTCTATATTTACTGAATGGAGGGCTGTTGTGACTTCCGAGGAAATCAAGAAGGTGCCACTCGTCGCTCAAGCAAGCAATATCGAAGAGCAAACAATCGAAGCTCTGAAAATATCGGGAATTCTAGAACATGGCATCTGGCTCAAGGAAATCGCCTACCAGCTTGCCGTGATGAATGAACGGGCCGAGCAACCAAGAAGCACATGGGCATGGAGCGGCTCAATAATGCCTCCTGAATCATTTCCTGACGCTCAGAAAGGGCAAAATAAATGAGCATCGAAAGTGACGCTTACAAGTTGTTCCACCTCGTCCACAAGCGCACCTCACCTTGTTGCCTAGCGCCGAGCATTGAGATTGTCAGTATCGAGCATCCTGTCGGGCCGACCGGCATATTCAAGTGCCTTGTTTGTGACGCTGTTTTTGATCCTACCTGGAGGCAAGCCGATGCTATCGAATGAAGAGGAATTGCAGGAACGCTCCGGCACGAGTGTCGAGGATCGGCCTTGCCGGAATTGTGGCGAACCATTCGATTGGCACATGACCAAGATAAACCTTTGCCGGGGCGCAACAGGAAAAATGTACGAAGCTATGGATGCCTCGGATATTCTGAGCGCCGAGCACCCGGAGGAAATATGAATGTCTGGGCCGAGAATCCTGAATGGTTCGATGAGTGGGTGGAACAACGCGCTCTAGAGGGTAAGTTCGGCGCTGAAATAAAGCGGGGTGTCGAAAATGGCACAATCGTAGGTTCGGAACTGTGGTCGAGGGCCGGATTCGATCCGAAGGGCGATTTCGGAAGCCAAGCACTACAAGACTTCTATGAGAGGTATGTCGAATGACCAACACGGTTCCTTTAGAAAAATACCTTGAAATGATTAAATTCAACAAATCAAAGGTCCACACATTTCGATCATCTCCGGGAGTCTTGATCGGTGCCGATTGGTCAAAGCAAAAGCTACTCAAAGCCATTAAGAAATTCGGAATTGCGGAAAGCGGCCCTTCGGCTGTAGCAATGGGACATGGACTTGTTCTGATTGACGAACATGGACCGCTATTCATTGAAACTAGGAGCGAAAAATGAGCACTCCCGAACCTGCTTTGAAAGAACAGGCCGAAGCGCCGAAAGGATGGTTATGAGCGAATCAGCAATCGTGGTAAAGGAAGTCGAAGCTGGACTGGCATTGCTCCGAAGTCGAGCGCAAGCCATCATTGTCCGTAACGCGGACGAGTACACGCAAGCCTGCCAAGTCGCACTTGATTGTCGGGCATACGTCAAGGATGTGGGATTCAAGCTCGATCCTGGCATAAATTCAGCGAAGACACACCTTGATTTCCTGCGAAATGAAAAGAGCAAGTACACCGAACCTGCGAAGCAAATTGCTGAGATTGCCGCGCAGAAGGCTGAAGCATGGAAGGCCGAGGAACGGCGCAAGGCTCAAGCGGAACAAGACCGCATCAATGAAGAGAATCGCGTAACGGCACAACGCAAAGCTGATGAGGAACGTAAGGCGGCTGAAACGCAAGCTAGGATAGAACGAGAACGCCGCGAAAAGGAATTGGAAGAGGCCCGCAAAGCTGGAGACATCAACAAACGTGAGGCGAATCGCCTTGCCAAGCAAGCTGCCGAAGACGAAGCCCGACAACGCGAAATGGCAGCTAAACAGGCCGCTGAAACTGCCGCGAATGTGCAAGAGGTCAAGGTTGCTGCTGCTGTGCCGAAAGTGGCTGGAATCAAGGCTCGGGTGAACTGGAAGTTCCGAATCGTGGACGTGAAGAAGATTCCCCGCAAGTATCTCATGCCCGATGAGGTTCAGATCGGTTCGTTCGTGCGAAACAACAAACAATCGGGCGAAGTGATTCCTGGAGTCGAAGCCTATTCGGAGGATGGAATATGATTCAAACGAAGCTAACTTGTGACAATACGAAAAATTACGTTCACCGATATTCAAAAGAAGAGTGCGAAGTTTCTACAGCCATCGCAGCGCATTGGTGGCAGATAGAAACGCATCCAGGTACTTTGGTTATTTCTCAGCCAGTGGTAATGGATCAAATTAAATCCGAAGCAAAACACGCTTGCTCCGCCGACTGCGCCAAAAGCATCGTTGATGGGTGGGCAAATGAGAACATTTTGGATGTGATAGAGGAGGCCAAGAGTGAGGAGAACATCCCGTCCTAAAAAAGCAAAAACAACAGCAATCGTTAAGGTTGCGCCGGCATCTCCGACGCCGTGGCTCCTCAACTCCGAGGAAATAACCCTCATCAAGAACAACGTCGCCAAAGGTGCGACTGATGAAGAATTGAAGTTCCTGCTTACTGTGGCTCGACGCTATCGACTCGATCCGTTCAAGCAGCAAATCTGGTTTGTGAAGCGATGGGACAAGAATGCCGATAATGGGCAAGGTGGTACAGGTGCGTTTGTCTGGACTCCCCAAGTTGGGATCAATGGATTGCTGTTCGCTGCTGGCCGGGATCACAAAGGCGATCTTGGCTCTATCGGCAAGCCTGAGTTTGGCCCGATCACAAAGGGAATCCCGGAATGGGCCAGCGTCAAGGTCTGGAAGAAAGGCGCTACGCAACCCACTGAGGCCGAAGCATGGTGGGACGAGTACGCGCCTAGCGATCTATCGAAGGCTCCGTTCTGGCGTAAGATGCCGCGCCGGATGCTCGCCAAGTGCGCTACGGCTCTTGCAATTCGACAAGCCTATCCTGATCTTGGAGGGCTTTACATTCCCGAGGAAATGGAACGCATGGGGGAAGAGTTCACGCCGAACGGTCGGCAGATAGCCGCACCTGAGCCTGTTAAGGTCTTAACTGAAGCTGACATCCAAGAACACGACAAGGCTATCTCGCAGGTTCAGATCGTGCCTTGGAAGGAAGGGCGCGTAGCACTGTCTGGGCCGGGATTGCAGATTGCAAAAGGCGAGATGACGCCCGAGTTGTGGGCCGAACTGGACATCCGACTAAATGCAAAAGAAAAAGTGGTCCACATGCCAGTAGCAAAGGTGTTTGAGTTCACTGACCGGGCTAAGAAGTGCGGCGTCGAAGCAACATTGATTGAACCTGTCGGCCAGCAGAAACAGCCTGAACAGGGTAGTTTGCTTTGAGTTTGCCGGATGCAAGCCACTCTCCGAAAGGAGTCTGGTTTCGCCCGGTGAAGGCCGAGGGTCGGCGCTAGACAGGGGACCGGCCCTCGATACTGAAAGGGGCACGCAATGGACGAACAAGGATGGCAGCCGGTCCGACTTATCCATCAATGCAAGGGGCATTTAGTCGGATTCGTCGAACGCCGAAGCCCGAAAAAAGAAAATGTCAAATATGTCGGAGCGATAGTTCGAGTGCGCTCAGTTGAGCCGAAAGGCGAGGTTATCTGTGGTGGTCGAACACTGCAAGTACATCCAGATGACGTTCGGCGATTCCTCGACATTATACCCGAAGAGGAAGATCGTATTTTCGTATTGTGCGAGCACCAGATTCTAGCCGACTAGCCCGGAGGCGGAACGAGCGTGAGGCGAATTTCGGGGCCGCACCGAAAAGGGGAGATGAATTGAGAGTATGAAGCATGGATCATTATTTTCGGGAATTGGAGGATTCGATTTAGGTTTCGAGCGCGCAGGGATTGAAACGATTTGGCAGGTTGAGATTGATGATTATTGCCGAAAAGTCCTTGCCCAACACTTCCCAAATGCGAAAAGATATGAGGATGTCCGAACAGTCGGAAAACACAATCTTACAAAAGTTGACATCATCAGCGGCGGATTCCCCTGTCAGGACATCTCAAGCGCCGGAGAAAGAGCAGGGATTGACGGAGAGCGAAGCGGACTTTGGAGAGAGTATGCCCGAATCATTGGCGAACTACGACCGCGATTCGTCGTTGTGGAAAACGTCGCAGCGCTCCTTGTTCGGGGGATGGAGCGAGTTCTCGGAGACTTGGCCGCGCTCGGGTATGACGCGGAATGGCAAGTTATATCCGCTGAGGATGTTGGAGCGCCCCATGAAAGAGAAAGAATTTGGGTGGTGGCCTACTCCACGCGAAGGAATGTGGCACGGCGGGGACATTCTAAGTCAGATCAATCAGACCGACAGTTCGAGGAAACGATTCCCAAAGGGATTCTCGACACCGACAGCAACGGATTGGAAACGTGTTCCTTTGAGTCAGTATTATGCGAACAAGCCTTTGGATTTTGGAACCTTCGACACTTTAGGACAGCAAGTAGCGCGAGAATGTGGGAGCAACCAATGCCGCCTAAATCCACCTTTTGTGGAGTGGCTGATGGGCTACCCGATCGAGTGGACCGCCTTAAAGCCCTCGGAAACGCCGTTGTCCCTCAAATCACCGAATGGATCGGGCGAAGAATCGTAGAGGCTGAAACTCGGGCGGAACGAGCGTGGGGGACGAAGGGCAAGGATCGCAAGGAGGAAAAATATGAAAGATAGTCCAATGATCCAGTCGGCAGAGCAAGCGAATCGTAAACAGAAAAAACTTCAGGGCCGCTGGTCAGGAGAGAGTGAGTTATCCCAATCAATCCTGATCTACTGTGCGTCGCTGCTAGAACGGATTGCAGAGCGCCTTCCACAGAAGAAAAAACGGCCTCGAACGGCATGGCAAGAATTCTTATCGGCGCAAATGCGTAAAGGCGTTTCGGTGCAAGAGGCTTCAAGGCTGTGGCATGAGCAGAAGTTGAAGCGCATAGCATAGATGGGCGGCACGTGGGGCAAGGATCACGGAGAGGCCTAAAAACTCTTGACTCCTAACGAGACTCGCGGTAGATTGCGCGCTGACGTTCGACATGGCGTAGTTCCTCCGAGGGGCCAGTGCCACGAACACTGGCTCTCTCAACTCTTTCGTGGAGAGTGTCTTGTTAAACCCACAGACGGTCCTGACGACATCATCGCCGAAAATGAAGGTCGAAGTTCGACAGTATCTCCAAACGAAACAGGCGCTCCCTTTATGGGTTCGTCCAGGCAACGAGCCGGTAGTCGATCCGGCAGGCCGACTTTGGCCTTACCTCTGCGTCCTGGTCCTAATCGCATCTTTTCAAAGCTGCCTGGTATAAGTGTGGTCGGAGTGCTGCACACACATGATGCGAAGGGAAGAGGTTTCGATGCTCGATAATCTCACGAGAGGATACTTGGCGCTTTTGGGCGAAGGATTTGTGATCTTTCTCATTGGACTGTGGCTGCAAAAGAAAGAACGAAGGGCGCGGATAGATAAAAACCATCCGCCAAACACATGATCGAACTTCCGAAGTGGATCGACAAAGAAATCTGGAACGGCTGGGAAGAGTCGCGCAAGAAGATGCGGAAGCCGCTCACCGACTATGCCCGAAAGCTGGCTGTGAAGAAGCTGCTGGAGATTTATCGGGCGACAGGCGACCATCCGGCAGACGTGCTTGAGCAGTCGATCCTTTGCGGGTATCAAGGATTATTCCCGGTGCACCAGGGCCGAAGCGGACAAAGGGATGACGAACTTCGGAAGGAACTGCGGACAGGGCAAGGGCCGGTGACGCACTGAGCGGTCGGAGGGAACACTAATGGTGGCTGTAATTAGAGATGGATGGATTGTGGAAAAATATTTCGATGATCGAATCGAAGCGAAGAAGTACCGCGAATACTGCGCGAGAAACTTTCTTGGATCATTCACTATTCGGTGGGTTTCGGATGATTACCCCCGAAGATATGATCGGGCCATTCTCGCAACATTTTGACGCAGTTCCTGTGCGTCGATGGCAAGGGCCGAGGGCGAACTGAGGAGCGAGTCGATGATCGAGCGAATCAAAAAATGGCGAGCAAGACGAAGGCAACAAACCTTCTGCTATTGCCAGAACTGCAAGAACGAGTTATGCGCCGATCCCGATACTCTCTGCTATGACGCTGGAAGCGAAGTGCATTACATCTGCGGCAAATGCCAATGGCAGAATGACTTCCTTTTCGATGCGCCTGTGCCCATATTTCTAAGGAAGGTCGGGCCTCGGCCATGAAGCGTTCGGACACAACCTGCCCGAAGTGCGGCAAGCGGAAGGTAAACCCACGTGCAAAACTATGCTGGAATTGCCGCTATGGGGTCGTCGATTACCAGGACCGACCTATTACGGCGTTTCGCGTGTGGCTCGATGAGTTCGTGGCGCGATGCCGGGGAGAAATATCGTGAGCTTCATGCAAAGACGCAGACCTCCCGATCCAGCAGAAACCAAGCGCATCGTCGAACGTGCGAAATATGGCGTTCCCTACCGGCAACTGGCTCGAATGCACCGGATCGACGTGGGCACGATCAAAAAAATGGTGAGCCGCGCGAAAAAAACGATTAAGGCTTGACACACCTTGTTAGAAAGCGTATACAGCGTACATGCCATCCAAGAAAGCTGATCTGTACGTCACCGCGAGAGTGACCATCGAAGAGAAGCTAGCTTTGGCCGGGGTTGCCGACTCGGAGCGCCGGACCATTTCTCAGATTGCACGTTTTGCGATTCAGGAGTTCCTGGCCAAGCGCCGGGCACAGGCCGAAAAGTGGGAGCGGTCGGTCGGACTCAGGCCGAAAGGGAAGAAAGCATGAAGGGCCGAAAAGAAGAGGCCGAGGTCATTGTCCGGCTGGATCAGCTTACCGGAGAGTGCCATATCTGCGTCTCTAGCTGGCCATCAATGGCTCGCAAGATGTTGAAACTGTACGGCAAACCGCTTCCCAAGTCAGGATTGCAGGCCCATTATTGGTCTGTGCCGATCAAAGTGGTCAGTTTTAGGCGCTTAGACAGTATAGGGAAGCCACGCAATAGGGGTACTTTGCCTCTCAAACGCCGTACGGGAGGCCAGTTTGGAGAATGATACCGAATGGCGGGTATTATGGCGCAACATCGCTCTCCCGGTCTATGAAGGCTGGACCGAGATCGAGCGAGAAGTGGCGGCTAAAAAGGGTATCACGATTCCCGAGGATAAGCGGTCCTCGGCAGCCTGCGCCAGTTACACGGCCCTGTATGAGTGCATGTTGCAGCATTTCAGGCAAATGACCGACCAGGAATGGAAAAACTTTTAGGAGGTCGAATGTCCGACTATATTTCTCTAGAAGAACTGAAGAAGCTCGATCCGAAAGCTGTCGATGATCGGTGGTGGAATCGCTTATTTCCTTTCGATATGGCGACTTGTAGGAACTGTGTAACGATGCACGCTAAATGTAATGGCTTCACAAATTGCGAGCATACGGATTTCATCAATAGTGCCTCCATTTTAGGGCCGCACGCAAGCCTCGATATCGACAGGCAACTCGAAACCATCTACTCCCTTCGACTGTTCTACAAAGACCTGTACGCATCGAATCCGCCTGAAATCGAAAGTGAGGTTCCGAGTGTTCAACAAACCGAAAGCGCCACCGCCAATCGTCGCTAAAGTAGCCGAACAGTTGAGCGCCATGAACATGCCGCAGATGGCGATTACTCCGAGGCCGTTTCTCGACGCCATCCGAAAAGATAGAATCGAGAAACAAATCGAGATGAACCGCCTCGAAAGGGAAATCAGCAAACTATGGGAGTTAGAGCGCTTTGCCGACTCGCATGAGACTGCCGATGCGCTGGTGAGGTACTTCCTTGACAAGAAAGGCGCATAACGTCGATAGGCAGCGCACCGAAGAGGCGCACTTCCTCGACAAACGGAGCTATTGGACCAATGCGGGGCACGTCTATTTGTTTGGATCGGATGCTTCGTTTCGGAGAACAGACATTTACAACCGCGATAAAGGGATGAGTGTGGGATGTGATGAGCCGCATTTCATCGGATGGGATGGTGAAATGGACCACATCGAAGGCGGCAATACGGATGCCCGATGCTGGTGTCCGCACAATCTCAGGTGGGTCTGCCCAGAGTTTCATCGGCTAAAGCACGTTCGCGTCTTATCGGGGAAGGTTGGATGACCACACACGGCGGACGCGGACCGAAAGAGCGGGAAGTTCAGTCCGCAATTACCGACTGGCTGACGCATAAGCACTATTTCTGGTGGCGCAACAACACTGGCAGCTTTCTCGGAGAATATAAAGGCAAGAAGCGTTTCGTCCGCTTTGGCAAGAAAGGATCGCCGGATATTTTCGTTCTCATCAAGGGCCGACTCATCGGCATCGAGGTCAAGGGGGATGGAGGCTTTCAATCCCAGGTACAGAAGGAGTTCGAGGTCGAGTTCACGCGGGCCGGGGGAGTGTACCTCTTGTGCTTTTCGCTGGAGGATGCGATGCAGGGAATTGCAGGAGTCTCGCATGGCTAAGATAACGGTTACTGGCCCGAAGGAATACATCCTCAAGGTAGCAAATTTCGCGGCCATCGAACTTGAAAAAATTGAGGGATTCGAGAAGTACGGTGCGGGATTCGACATTAGCGGAGTAAGCAAACAAGAAGCTCTTGACATGATTCCCGACACTTCGGAATTCCTAACAGTTCGGAGACTGACGCCATGAACGACGGCACGGTCGAAAAATGCAAGCGGAACGGCTGGAAGGCCGGGACACGGCTCGTCGGGAATGAGGGTTACGGCCCCACAGTGATTCGCATTACAGCAGTCGGAGAGGAATCAATCCTGGCCAGGCAAGTTTCTCACAACGGCAAGCCAACCGAGGATGCTTGGGAAGGCACCTGGACTTTGATGGCAAGAAAATGGCGGCGCATTCGCCGGGGAGACTGACGCCATGACCGAGAAACCGCGCATTCAAATTAAAATAACCGAACTGAAGAAGCAATATCCGCGTCCGGTCAGGGCGGCACTTTGGATGACAGGAGATTACTGCGTCGGCGGAGCCTTTTGCCTTGCAGTCCATGCGAGATTAGATTCTGTAGATCATATGCATTTCCCGTCTGGCTATGAGCTATTTCGCGCCGTATTGGAAGCCCGTGGAATTGAGCGCGACCTTTTGCCGGACGAAGATTACGACAAAATGATAAACCTCGCGCACGGTGTTACGAAGGCAAACGATGTTGGCAGTTTCGGGATTGCATGGAAGTTGTTAGGGCGCTTATTGAATACTAAGGCGCGACAGCAAATGCCGCCAGAGGAAAGCTGAGATGACCGAGAAACCGCGCACGTTCGGGAATAAAGTTGAACAAATCAGGCAATCACCTAAAGACTTAATTGAGGCTATGCAAATGTCAAATGGAGGGCCTGGGGAGTTTACGCCAAGCGAACGGAATACACTTCGCAATGAGGGCAGCACGCATTGGGAAGATTGCTGGAGAGTCCACATCCAATGCGCCGAAAAAAAGATTATCGCCCGCGACGAAGAGGTAGCCGCCCTGCAAGCGCAGATCGACGGGGTGAGGGTGCTGGCTGAGAAAATTACTAGTGGGCCTCTAAGTCATAATTGCGACTTTTGTCACAAGACAGATTATTTTCAAGTGGGTCGTCCTGGGATAAAAGTGGAAAACCATAACGAAAAGTGTTCTGTGCGAATCGCCAATGAAATTATCATCGCCCTGGGCGAGCCTGCCGCCACGCCGGAAAGGGAGCAAAAGCGATGAGCGAACGGCCCAAAATAATCTGCTTATGTGGCTCTACGCGTTTCACCCGCGAGATGCTGATTAAACAGTGGGAACTGACAAAACAGGGAATTATTGTGGTTTCTTGGTGTGCTCTACCGGACGATTACCGCGTCGATGCCTTGAACGGTGAGGTTGACCATATCGGGGACAGAGAAGGCGTCAAAGAAACCGTGGATGAACTCCACAAGCGGAAGATTGACCTAGCTGACGAAGTGTTCGTCTTGAACGTCGGACAATATATTGGCGATTCAACACGTTCTGAGATTAACTATGCTGGGAAGCATGGGAAGAAAATTGATTACTTGGAGACGCCGAACCACTGCCCTCATTGTGGCTATAGGCATCCTCCAGATGGGATGTGCATATGAGTGAGCGCACCTTCACCTCCGCCGAACTGGCGCTGAATCAGGCCGCGATTGTGCGGGAGGCTCTTGTCGTATCACTGAAATATCGACATGGACCGATCAACGGGATCGACTTGGAAACAGCGTTACTTGCCATTCCCACCGACCAACCCGCGCTGGACAGGTACATGGCCGAGCGCGTGCGGGAAGCGGTGAGGGACGAGCAGGATAGACTGATTCAGGTATTCAAAGCCGATCCTCGATTCAATGACATGGGAAGGTACTTAGAAAAGTTTGTAACAGAAGGTCGTAAACGTCGCGCCGCTGCCAGCCCTGTCTGCGAGCAAGCCGGAGCGCCACGTCAGCCGACTCTCACTTTTGGTGACGGAGATTACTCCTGTGCTAGTTGCGGATTGGGAATGAAAGAGCCGTGCGAGCACTGGAAGGAACTGCTATCGCAGGCCGGAGCGCCGGAATGAAAAGGATGTGTGCAAGGATTCTTTCTCAGCTTCGCACAAGAGGCTTATTCGGAAAGATTCATGCCCTAGTTTGCCATGATCATTTTTGTTCTATGTCATGTCGCTGCTGGTGTCACGAAAAGCCGTCTTATATAGAAAGAAAAGGCAGAGGACCTCTGCGATTAGATTAGTTTCAAGTCGCAGGCCGGAGCGCCGGAGGAGGGGGAGACGAATGAATGACACTGGGAAACTATGGGCAGTAGAATATCGAGTGTCCGGTGAAACGCGCTGGCGAAAATCGGTGGAGTGTTGCATTTCTCGCTATCAGGCGCACAAGAGAATCGCATTTCTAAACTCAGGACTCAATCCGCATCGAGAATACAGATTGATTGAGTATCAATGCGTCAGCCCGTGCCCGCGAGTCAGGCGGAAAGGAGCGCGTCGATGAAACTCCTCCTGCTCGTCTTGCTGTCGGCCCTTCCCGCTTCGGCTGGCCCGAAGAAGCTGCTCACGAATCTCGGCCATGAGGTGAAGCAGACAGGGATCGACTTCATAACTTTTCGCCATCCCGCCTGGAACTTAATGGCCCTTGCCGAGATTGGAGCCGACTTCGCCGATGCCACGACCACGGCAAACTGCCAGCGACTCCCGAACTGCAATGAGGCGAACTCGTTTCTCTACGGTCGGCATCCCGACTATCACAAGGTACTGCTGATCGACCTCGGGAGTTCGTGGACGCTGATTACGATGGATCACTGGCTACACACGCATCGACCCGATCCCTACATCAAAACGGCAAACTACTGGTGGATTGCTCCGGGCGCTGTGGATATAATCTCGACTTCAAAGGCGGCATATATCAACTCGAAAGTGAAACTGGAGGTTAAATGAAGCGAATCGTTCTGGCAATGGTTCTGGCTGTTTCGATGATCGGGTGCTCATCGGCAAACTACAAGCCGCATCCCGGCGCAATCAATCTGCTCGACTCGCAGGCTTATGACGTTCTGATTTCGACTCATGCAGTGATCGAACAGACGAAAGCCGATCTTGCAGGTGGGGTCTGGTCGGCAAGCATAGCCTCGAAAGTCAAGACAGTGCTGAATACGGGCGTAGTCCCGGCCTATAACGTCCTCGACACGACCTACCAGGCGTACCACAATGCGAATAACCCGACCGATCCGGGGACAGCAGTTCAGACAGCAGTTACGAACGTCACAAATCAAACAGCCGTGCTCGCAGCGGCGAAAGTAGGCAGGTAATGGGCAATCCTCCAGTACAACCGCAAATCTCGAAGACTTCCCTGATTCTGACGATTCTCAATGCCGCCCTGACAGGCCTAAGCGCGGTGAATCCGGCCATCGGCGGGGCTGCTTTGGCTGTCGAACAGTTCGTGAAGATCATCGGGGCGGGCGTGCAGGCGTACCACTTAGAGACAGGCCAACCGATAGATTTGCTTAAGATTCCACTTGAGACTCCAGCGCCATGATTTTGCTTCTCATAACGCTGGCCTATGTGAGCTTCGGCCTATACGTGGGAGCATGGTCCGACGAGCGCGAGATGAGCAAGCCTGTCCCGTACGGCGAATTTCCGAGCATCGTGCCGCTGCGCGAGTGGCGATTGCTTTCCTACACGGTCTTTCTGTTCGGAGGCGTGCCCATCGTGATCTGTGGCATAATCGAGGGAATGATCGAGCGCAGAGCTAATGGTTTTTTCCAGTAAGGATTCCCGTGGCTCGGTACTCCTTGCCGAGGGGGAACTCGACGCCGTGGCGAGGCCACCGGAAACCACGGCACAAGTCTATCTAGGAAGGAGAATTGAATGGCACAATATGCACAGCAACCAATGATGAGTACGCCAGCAGGACTTGCACAGCTTGGAGCACAGAATTCAGCTAGATTGTCGGAGGTTCAGGCGCAAGTTGAAAGAAGTTCAAATGTCATCGGTCGCCTCGGTGATCGAATGAAATTGCTCAATGAGCGCCTCGGCCCTGTTTTGAGAAACACATCCAGTTTGGCAAAAGGTAGCGAAACTTCTCCTCCTCATCCCACTTTGGTCGGTCATGCTACGGCGTTGTCAAATCAAAACGATCAACTCGATCTGATTGATGAAGCATTGAATGACATTCTCGACCGATTGGAGTTGTAGGCTGTCGTCCCGAAAGGAAGGGCGGATTCTTCGTCAGGGAGTCCGCCCAGAAAGTTATGCATTATAGCGTCGTGCATTCGACTGAAAGTCAATTATTATTTATACAGAAGTTCGATGATAATAGGATAAGGAACATGATATTCAAGAGCCCTTTTTACCAAACTGAGACACTACCAGCGTCTTCCATTCGCTATCCTCAGACCGCAATTATATAGCTTTGAATATAATATGCAAGCGTGCGCCCATGATAGATTTACGCGCGCTATACATCCACAGAGTCACGTGGTGGTAGGAAGTTCGCGGACTACTTGGAGCCGGTGATCGCCACCGTTCCAGATGGCTTCTCGGGCAAATCGTGGCATGATAATGCAGCCCTCACTTGCACTCCCAGAGCGTTCAATGCTATCGCCGTGGATAAGGAAGGCTGATCGTCCGAACATCCGATTACCAACGTCGGGAAGGAGCCTAAGTGCATAGGGTCCGTGGGTGGGACTATTTTCAGGAGATTCAATGTCATACCAGCCTTCAGGTATTGGTCCGACATTTTGCACGTTCTCCTCGGTAGGATTGTTCTTGCCTGATCCGGCCCCGCTATAGCCTGTAGCCATCAAACCGCCCATCGGAGTAAGAAGCCGTCCTGTCACTTGTTCGTAGGTCCAAGGCATTAGTTTCTCCGGCTTTGATCTCGAACAGCGTCCCGAATTTCTCCGAGTAGCTTCACCTGTTCCTTGAGGGTCGGCTCCAGCATATCGACAACGTGATCCCCGATCTCGATATTTCGGAGCTTCGCGCTGTCGGCATTGGAGAGCACGCATAGCCTACCGTTGACGACGCTTCCATTCTTCGGCTTGACGTACTCATAGACCGTTTTGGCAAGATAGGCCACGGCTACGGATACGGCGGCTATTGGCGTAACAGGGTCACTCATGGTTTGGTAGGCTCCGGTGGAGGCGGAATGGTCGAGACTGTCTCTGTAGTTGTTTTCGCTTGCGTCACCCCCGGTGGAATGGATGGAGGCGTTTCGGTCTGACTCGGATTCATGGTCTTCAAGAGAGCGCCGAAAGCCCCGCCGAAGGCCGAGCCTGTGAAGAATCCAAGCCCCGAGGTGATGACTGCCTGTGCTTTATCAATGGGTCCAGCTTGATCGGCCATAGCCATGACGTGATAGATAAAGAGCGCTGCCGACCGGAAGAAAATCCACACGAAGAATCCGAGTAGCAGGATGTTGCCGCCGCGTGTGTTGATAATCTCGACGAACTCCCGAATAGTTCCAATCGACGGCACTCTGTCCGAGAAAATGAGCAAGAGCAGAATGACGCTCAACAGACAAAAGCCGATGAGGTCCCACTTGTTCGCCAGGTACAGACTCTCGCCCTCATGTACCTGGAGCATGGCGGCAATCATGTTGCCTCCCTAGACGGCTGCGTGCGGAGCCGATTCGGTGAACTGGATCGTCGCGGCGACCGGAGGCGGTGGAGGCGGAGGCACTGTGAATGTAAAGTGCGACTGCACCGTGATACCCACCACGGGATCGGTGATCGTGATGAAGCCCGCCGAACTCGCCGTCTGTGCTGCGTTTGCCACGAATGTTCCGCTCTTGCCGTCCGCGTTGACCGTGAAAATACCAAGCGTCGGATCGCTGACTGCGAAGCCGAAGGCGATTGTCGGCAACGGGACTGGTTGTGGCGGAGTCGAGTTGTCGAGTTCACCTGTCACAACGATGTCATATGCCGATAGTGCTGGAGTCAATGGAACCATTGTGTTTCCTCCTAAGATTTGACCTTTGAACTTGACCTGGAACTGAATGCTTGCTGCCTTGGGCCGAAGTAACGCCAAAAGATCGTCAAGCTGTTCTTCGATGAAGTCGAGTCGAGCGATAACCTGCTCAATCGGAGTTTCCGTCGGCTTGCCGTGATGTCTGTCATCGCCCATTTGTCGTTTCCAGTGAAGCCCGAACATCTCATATCCCGGTGAACGCTTGGCTCACGCAACCCTTGGAATCGCAGACCGAGAACACACCGCTCTGCACGGGAACCAGAATCGCAAACGAATATACACCGTTCGCTGTAGTCTGACTGCCTTGTTTTAAGACCTGTCCATTCCCTCCGAAGATCGTGAAGGCCGTAGGCGCTCCGTTGGTATCAGTCCAGTCGGCTTGCAATCGGTCCTGAGTGCCTTGCCGGAGAATCGCAACGCTGCTGATCGTAAGGCCGGTAGGAGGCGCTACCGGAACTGTGGCTGAAACGCAATTCGACGGCACGCTTTCCAGGCTATTCAGAAAGGCCGTGACGTAGTACGCGTAGGTCGTTCCCGCATTCACCGCCGAATCCGTATAGGTCGCATTCGTAACCGGGGAAGCGGTGAGCTTCGTAAATCCGGCCAGCGGCGTCGGGCATGGGCCGGTCAGCCGATAGACGAATGTGTTATTCGTGTCAGGAGAGTTCTGCCAAGTCAGCGTTGTCTTGTGCTGGGCCATTGCCGGTGAAACAAGGAATAGAAGTCCTAACAGAATAGCCAATAAGTTTCTCATTGTTTTTACTCTCCCAAAGATCGAACATAAATTCCCGGTTTGCAAGCACCTGTTTCCAGTGCCGTTCGCAATACTTCCTTCCAAACTCGGTCTTTTTATACATTTCCTCTCCACATCCGACCCGCTTGTAATGTGGATATTCGCATAGTTCCTGATTCATCGTTCGCTCACCCACTGCAACCTCGACCAGGGATTCATCATCGCGCCAAATTGAATGCACGGAATTTCCAGAAATCAATCGTGGCCGCTTTAGTCGCCGTTGTGCCGGTTGCAATGTTCATCGCCGGAATCAGGACATTCGTGCTGGAAGTTTCCGTGACCGTGCAGCCGGAAGTGCAAAATGTGACCTCTGGGACGGTCACAGCCCCCGTGTTGTCGTAAAGTGTAAAGCCAATTTCGCGGGTTGAAGTCGAAAGGTTTCTAATCCGCACTTTGACGTAGTTGGTGCCGTCTGGAGCAACAGAAGTGACAAAAGGTATTTCCACAGAAGCACTGCTCGGGCTGGCAACAAACGTCCAAAAAGCATCTGGACCCGATCCTGTGGCTCCAAGTGTCGGAGATACGGTCGCCGTTCCGCTGCATGTTGCCGTCCCACTTGATAAGGTGGCTTGTGTCGGCGCTGTCGTTGAATTATAGCCAACCCCCATTGTATCTATGACAAAGGCTGAACCGCCAGCAATCACATTTGTACCGGTTAAAAGAATGTGAGCTGTAGCAGTTCCTCCGATGAAAGTCGCATTGCAGGTTTGCCCTACGGTTCCGGTGGTAGTCCCGCCGCTTGTGTAAGTGGAAGCTGTTATATCCTTCAGCGTTGTGTCATACCGTAGATAAAATCCAGTGCCGGGGAGCGCCGCTGTAATCCCATTCGGCATGTAGCCCAACCGGAATTGGACGTTCGCTGCACTGCCTAGCAATGCACGAAAATAAGAATCCCACAGATAGAGCGTGGACATATTACCAAGGGTTCCACTGCCATTCGTATTCAGAATTCCGCCCTGCCCGCTCGTACCCGACGTGGTGATCGTTTCCGAGCCGATGTTCAATGCTCCTGCTGCCGATGGTCCAGTCGCACATGATGCAGTAGGCGCTCCCCCAATCGTAATTAACGACCAATTATAAGCACCTATCGTCAGGGTCGCCGTACCAGCACAAAGAAACTCTTCATTAAAAAGAACTGTGCTCGCATCCAGCACATCGTCCACTTGAAACACTTGAGCTGAAGATTGCGCGAGAGGATTGTCGGGTTGAAGATAACTTGGGCGGAAGTTTGGCGCTGTAATCGTTCCAGCGGCTGTAACAGTTCCGTCCACCCTAAATTGAGTTACTGTCGAATCGGTATTTATACCAATCTTTCCAGAATAACCGGGTTCCAGACCAATATCCGAATTCGTTAAACTACCTCCTGTTATCCCTTGTAAAAATATTCCATTAGTTGGGACACTGTTTCTTTCCGTAATATTTTGCAAGGTGAGATCACGCACAACATGACCTGAAGTTGTGAAGGAAATGTTGACGATATATGCGCCAGCAGTGCTACTGGTTTCATAACGAACACTTGATAGCGTTATATCATGGGGATTTGCGGTCGATGTCGTATCGATGTAATGGAACCCATCTGTTCCACCAGAAAAGTCCACGTTTTGCAACGTGAAGTTGGTAAGTTGAACTCCAGAATCTACGACAATGGCAGGATGACTTCCACCTGCATTGAATCCTGCGTTCTGAACGAGGCAAAAGTCGCAATCTTCAATCGTGGCTACATTTGGATTTTTAGAAATCTGCCACGGTATATCGGCTGTAAATCCACCACCTAAAATCCTAAGTCCCTGTCGTCCTTTGGTAAGTAATCCAATACTGGCATTAGTAGAATCGTGCCAGGAACTCCCAGTTCCAGATGTAGCCATATCTTCAAGTGCAATGTCCGTTGTGTCTTGTAATTCAATGGCAACGCTGCCCGCCTCATCGGTCCCGAGAATCAAAAGCATTCGTTTCATTCCGCCTTGCTGATAAGTCGCTGATGCGTTTCCAGAATTGAAGAAAAAAAGGACTTTTCCTGTCGTCGTCGGATTGAATGTGATGGCAGCACAATTCTTCGATGGAGCGTCCCAATATTGGCCTCGATTAACAAGTAGAAGTCCCGTTATGACCGCATAGGCCCCGCAATTAACGTGCATGTAGGCTCCATTTGCCGGAACCTGCGCCTCGGCCCATGCGAATGAGCCTACCGTTGCTGCGTTGCCCTCGTCAGTGACGGTCGGATCGGGGTAGAAATCGAATCCCACAATATTTCCAGCGGAATCTTTATGCGTAACAGCCCTAAGTACGCCACCTACTACAGATTGCACATCATTGGGAGTCGATATTGGAGAGTCGGAATTGAGTTGCCCTCCGGTCGCTGGAGTGGACAAACATGCCGTGCCGCTTGTGGACCCAGCCCAACATGTAGCGTTAGTTGTGTTGTTATATGTCCATCCAGCATTTCCAGTTCCACTAAACCCACCAATGTTACCGCTTCCTAAGCCTATATCCACGGACATACATGGGCCTGGGCTACAGG